GCCATTGCCTCCGACACTTTGTTTTCGGGAAAAAGCTGATTAAAAAAGCTGTCTGCACCAATAAATGTGCGCATTGCCATTTTCCCGCCTCGGAAGAAGTTCAGCATAAGCACGCCGCAAAGGCTATGCGCTGTATATGTGTAGTTGGTAACATTCTTATAGTAGCCCTTGCTGCCCTCACACCAAGGCTCTACATAGACCTTGGTATTGTCGGGAATATCGGTTTCGGGAGCCTCCTCCGGCGGAAGAGCCATAAGCTCTTTTTTGTTCATCTGTGCCGCCCCCCTCAGTCAAGGCTTACACGCCTGAATTTTGCGGGCTTTGAAGGTTGATCGGCATTGACACCCGACAGCGGGATATGAAAATATGCGTGGAGCAGTGGAATAATTACATCTGATGTCATAGGCATAACACCCTTGGCTGTGTTCTCAGGGGCTGTCAGTATATACATCTCTGCTGTAAAGCCTTCCGTAACCTCGCATGAAACATCTGCGCCGAAATGCTCAAGCATCTTGGCTGTTATTGCCTTCATTTCCATGTCCTTGAACTTGTTCCTGTGGATATCTTCTGCCAGACCACTTATTTTCTCGCAGAAATCCTTTATCGACCTGCTGTCATTAAGCACTTCTGCGGCACAAAGGTCATTTGTAACTGCCGAAAGCTGGTATTTTCCGAGAATAGTTGCCATGGTTGTATGTATGGATTTGATCTCCGCCTCTATCTTATTTCTGGCTTCTGTTATCATATCAGTTTCCTCCTTGACATTTTCCGATTATATGCTATAATGGAAATACAAACAATTTTTCTATTTTTCCGCTCCCTCAGGTGTTTTGGCCGCCTGCGGGAGTTTTTTTATCGTATATCTCGGCAATAGCTCTTGACAGCCGCATTCTGTAGTTAATGATATCGAACAGCTGTTCGTACAGCCTGCCTGTGACCGTTTTATCCAGCCTGCTTTTATCTCTGGGGAACTTCGGATATTCCGGAAGATGACAGCGTGAACAGCTGAACATACATTTATCAAAATACTTCCATACCATAGCTTCCCATTCCCTGCGCTCGGTGTCTGACATCGGGCGTTTTATTTTTTTGACAGCTATATGATACTCGTACAGTGCGCCTATCATGGTGTTATATGGGTTAAGCTGATATCCGTATTTTGCTGATTTAGGCCCGCTGAATATCTGAAGATTATCCACGTCCGACCTCCCGAACCATAGTGAACAGCGCCGCTATTGATAGCGCAAGGACGATAACCAATGAGCGTCCTGTTATAGCGCCGTTTATGACAATATCTGCCACTGTTGCAGCTGACTGCAAAACAGCCATTGCAATACATATCGCCTTTTCATACAGCGCTTTTCTTGATGACCGCAGCCGCTTTTTCAACTCCTTAAAGTCTCCTCGGGATCGTTTAAGGGTATGCCTGTCCAGCGTGCCGATGTCCTGCTCCAGGTATGCGGTTATGACCGTTTCTGCGTCCTCCGCACCATAGCAGACCGCAACGCAGTGGCCGTAACGCTCCAGCATTTCAAGCCATACCGCCTGATTATCCGTCAGCCTGCCGCCAACCTTTTTAAGCTCTATATACAGTCCTATGTACTCGCCGCTTGGTACCGGAAGGCATATATCGGGAACGCCTGAGCGAAGCCCCATCTGCCTGAGCTTGCCGCCTGTAACAGCTGAACGCTTGCCCTCATTGGGTACATGATAAATCGCTTCCAGCTCAGGGTACTTGCTTTGTGCCCATGTACACCACTGCATGAGATGTATCTGCTCAGCTTCCTCGCTTACCGATGAGGAGACTATCTTTTTATACTCGTCCGTTGTCATTGACCCTCTCCCCCTTTTCATCGTATCCCTCCGCCGCAAGCAGAGGCTTGAAATGATTTATTATCTTTGTCTCGAACAGACCTGCCAAAAAGACTACTGCCGCTCGGGGATTATCCGTCTGCAATAAGATTTCTCCGTCACGTGTGACCATAAAAAGCCCGTTTGCAGGATTGATAAATACGATATTGCCAAACTTCTGAGGCTGTATCATATGATCCGCTCCCCAAGATACTTATGCAGCTTCTCAGGACTTTCAGTGATATATGGAAGCGGCACATAGTCATCGGGAGACATATCGTCATCGACAAGCACAATGCCGTTGAAAGTGTATTTTCTGTAACTGCGCCAGTCTTCAGGAGTAACCACGATTATAACCTCGTGAGATTTGACATACACTGCTATTCCCGTTACGGTATAGCTATTGCAATATTGGGGATATTCTGCCTTTATTTGTGCCCGCAAAAAATCACGCATGGCACTTGCAGACTCTTCTGTTGGCATAATTATAAGTGCCTGCTTGCACAGTGTGATGTTCAGCAGTGATTTAAGCTCACGATTTGTCAGCATGTCATCACCCCCTGCAAACGTCAGTGATGGCAACTTCCACCAGTTCGCTTGCATCATTCTCGGAAAATATCCTGCCCTTGGCCTTTGCCACTGCGGACTCCTCCGATGCGGCGGATACCTTATATATGCTGTTCTCCTGTCCGCTGGTCAGCTTCATATGAACGAATACTATGTATGTTTTCATGGTCTGATCTCCTTATATTCTGTATATTGAGGGTTCCGAATTTCTCCTGTGGATAGGCTTATCGCCTATACCCAAAAGGATATCCACTGCTGACTGCAATTTTTCGGCACTATCATATGCAGCTATAACCTCAGCCTGCTTATCTGTAAGCGGCGGACGGACGAGGGTGGGATTGGCACGCTCGCCATTTTTGGTAAAATACGCAGGCATCTGATATGCGGGTATCTCCAACAGCTCCATTATGGCGTATATGTCCGATAACTCCCACTGGCGGGCTCCGCTCATTCTCTGTGATACATAACTTACCGATCGTCCTATACCTGCTGCCATTTCTTCTACCTTTATGTACCGCTCCCTGAGCAGTGACCTTAGTGCTTCATATTTGTTTTTCATTTCTATCGCTCCTTTTCAATTTAATCACAGTTCATATCCTGGCTGATATTTTTGTTGACATTTCTTTTCTACCACTGTATAATTACAGGGAAAGGGGGTGAAAAATGTGAACGATTGTTTTATTTGTGAGGACGTTTATGCCTATATCAGAACATTCACATCAATAAAGCTTGATGATTGGTCCCGTATGCCAGCAAAATATGATCCTTCCTTGCTGCATCAGAATGATAGCGTCGAAAAATATTTCGCACGTCTCAAAAATGATGCTACACTTATCTTATCAGCCCAGACTGTTGATAGTAATAATTACGTTTTTGTTATGGAAGTGGAATTTGATAACGAAAAAGGCGTTTTTTACGAAATCAACGTTCGTGAACGTGACCAAGAAAGAGTATTCAGTGAATACGCATATCTGTTTGAGCGTATCCGTGCAAGGCAAGAAAAGAAATTTATTGACAGGTTGAATTCCGCTTTGGGCTGTCAATAAAAACGTCCACACCCTCTGTCTCGATTACCGCTAATTCGGCGGTAGTCGAGATATGGTTCATTCTGATGTTATCTAAAGTGTCCTCAAGCTCTTTTATAAGCCTTTTTGCCTTTTCAATATCAGAAACAAGGTCCTCAAGACCGCTGATTTTTACTTTTACTTCCATTCCGCTTATCTCCTTTCATTTTTATTTGTCATGATTTTCACACAGATGATATGATAAAATATAATCACGGAAGATTATTTTTCATCAACTCTGTAAATTCGATTGCTGTACACCAACGAAACTCCAAGTGCATCAGCAATTTTTTCAGCAATTCTTCGGCTATCATCTCTTCCGCACATGAAGCACTTTATTGTACTTTCTTTCAGTTCGGTTAAAGACGATAATTCAGCGTAGGTTATGCCTCTTTTTTTAAGCTCACTCTTGACATAGTGTCTAAAATCACTAAACAATATTACACCACCTTTCACAAAAAGAGCCTCATGCTATTGACAAAAGTTGATAAATGATATACTATGTAAGTGTAATAGCAAAACATAGATAACGCTTCAACTCACAATTGGAATTTTGTAGTGATTATTTCAACTGTTGAATTTATATCAACTTTGTGATTTTAATTATAGTTGAAATTTTATCTATTGTCAATACAAAAATAGAAATTTTATCAACTTTGTGCATGTGCACAAATAGGAAGGTGTTTCTATGTCAACTTTAGATAAAATACAAGCATTGCTAAAAGAGCAGAAGAAAACGCAGAAGGATCTAATGGATTATCTCGGACTGGAAAAAAGCACATTCACAACTTGGAAATCACCCAAAAGCAAAAATAAATCTTATAAAAAATACATTAAAGAAATAGCTGAATTTCTGGGTGTTTCAACTGATTATCTACTCGGAACCGAGCAAGATGACAGCGTAAAAGCTTACGATGAGCACGGAGAGCCACTATTTATAGATGATGAGGTCAGAGAAATAGTTGACAGCCTCCGAACCCGCCCAGAAATGAAAATCCTCTTTAGTGCCAGCAAAAAGGCAACCAAAGAGGATATAATGAAAACTGTAAAAATCATTGAAGCTCTGAGGAATGGTGAGAATGATTGATTACATAATCAGATATATAGACTTGCCGTACACCATCAAAGGCGTAACAGTTTTAGATTCTGACGGGTTTTATAATGTTTACATAAATTCTCACCTGTCATGGGAAGAACAGAAAAAGGCAGTCAAACATGAACTGGAACATATACGCCGAGACGACTTCGATAATATATGTGCATCGCTTGAAGAAGTCGAGGCTATGTAATTATCAAATAGGAGATGTGACCCACTATGGCTAATCAACAATCAAAAAATGTCAAAATTTCCAATGCTATCGGAATAAGCGCACTTATTATCGCTATAATTATTATTGCCTCATGCAGCAACACTTTTACATGGTCAGAAGATACTACTGCAATAATTATGCAGATTGTTTTTATAGTGTTTGTGATATTTATGGTGTTCAATAATAATAAAAAAGCTAAAAGTTGGCTTTTAAAAATTTTGCATAAGCATAAAGCAGATGAACCCGAAAGCGCATACACTCAAACGAATATAGAAGACACAGCTGGCAATGAGAGCCCAGTGTCTTCTTCTGCTGAAACGACAGCTACGGCATCTGCATTTAATGATTATACCTCGCCTGCTGACGTGCATGGAACTCCGCAGGCATATCATTATACAAATATCAATGAACCCAAAAGCACATACACTCAGGAGCATATAGAAAAAGACACAACTGGCAGCGAAAGCCCAGTGTCTCCCTCTGCTGAAACAGCAACTACGACATCGACATTTAATGATTATACTTTGCCTGCTGATGTGTATGGAACTCCGCAGGCATATCACTATACAAATATCAATGTATGTATCATAAGAGGGCAGGAACCCGATTACAGCCTGCTGCGTATTCACGACGAAATAACATTTGCCAAAGAGCCGACAAACGCATACGATAGTAATGCAGTTGCCGTCTTCGATAAAGCTCGAAACATTAAGGTGGGCTACTTATATAAAGGCAGTCTGCAGGACATGGTTAATGACTTTATATCCGGGGGACACCCTATCCGCTCCCGAATTACAGACATAACCCCGGAGGGCAAAATTCAAATCGAAGTGGCTTTTTATCGTCGTCCCGCCGCTCCTGTGAAAAATTTCAAGAGTCAAGTAACCTTTGCTCTCTCCTCCTCTACTAAAGAGGCACAGGAAAACATTTCGGATTGTGCTGATGAGGGTGATGATCTCGAATTCGAGTTTGATTATGATACTGAAAAATTTGCCTTTTACTGTAATACAGCATTTGTAGGATATGCGCCATCAAAATATGCGGATATTCTACGACTGATAGAAGACAACAGCATTGAATACAGCGCTACCGTTGATACTATAGACGAATCTGACAGCGGAAGGTTTAAGGTCACAGTATCGCTGAAATACTAAACGGTAATGCTTCCAAAAGGATAAAAAAATCCCCCGCTTGGTGTTGGCGCACCAAGCAGGGGAGATGGATATGTATAAAATACACTCCACATCAACTGTATTTTAACATATCCTTCCACAAAAGTCAAGCCGCTCCCATTGCAGTTTTTTGGGGGACGGCTTTGCAGTCAACTGCATTTTTAAGGAGGATAAGGTTATGAAAAGAACATCATCAGCGTATTGGGAAGAAAAGCGGAACCGCTGGCGCATAGACGTGCAAAAGAACGGCATACGCAAGACCTTTTACAGCTCCGTCCCGGGCCGAAACGGCAAAAGAGAGTGCCACGAAAAAGCCGATGCCTGGCTTGACGACGGAATTATCGACAGCAGGAAAAAGGTCAAGGATATGGCAGAACTGTACATTGATAACCTGAAATGCACTACATCAAAGAGCCATTGGCGCCAGTACGACAGCCACATGAGAAATTACATAGTGCAGTATATAGGAAATGTCAGAATGGAAGATCTTAATGAGCAGCATTTACAGACGGTCTTAAATAAGGCATTTGCTCACGGGCTTTCCAAGAAGTCGTTGTGCAATATACGTGCCTGCGAACAAAATTTCATTAAATTCTGCCGAAAATCGAAATCCACAACGTTGATGTGTGAAGATTTGATTATTCCACGGAGAGCATCAGCCTCCCAAAAGTCTATTCTCCAGCCAGATGATATTCGCAAGCTGTTCAGCTGCAACACTACGTTATCGTATAACAAGGAGGTAAATGAGCCATTTGTAAACGCATGGCGTTTTGAGGTTCTTACCGGGCTCAGACCCGGGGAAATTTTAGGATTACAGCAGTCCGATATATTTCGCAGCACGATCCACATACAGCGCTCCGTAAACATATACGGAGAAATCACATCGGGAAAAAATGATAATGCACGCAGAAGCTTTGAATTATCTCCCATGGCGGTAAAGGTGTTACAACAGCAGTTGGATTATCTGAAATCGGAATTTATCAAAACGCCATGGGTATTTTGCGGAGCTGACGGAAATCCTCCCAGAGAAGAGTATTATGCAAGACGGCTCAAGCGATTTTGTGAGTATAATGGCATCACCCCAATATCTCCTTACGAGCTGAGGCATACCTTTGTTTCCATAGCTAAAGAGCTTAACCTCGGAACGCTGCAAACCATTGTCGGACATTCGGCAGATATGGATACTCTCGGAGTATATGGTCACACAGTCAATGGAGAACTTAAGCTTGCAGCTCAAAACATTGAAAATCTCTTCAATGATATTATAGATAACGATGATAAAAAGACAGATGCAGTATAACCAAAGCCCGCAATTTTGCCCGCACTTTTTCCATTTAATTCTGAATTGTATTTATTCTACGTAGAACATAAACAGCTGACAAATGGCTATAATTCGTCATTTGAAAAAATTCAAATAAAATGCCAAAGTGTTTGTGTGTGGGTTCAAGTCCCATCTCTCGCACCAAATAAAACCGCTTAGATAATGTATCTGAGCGGTGTTTTTTTTGTGCTTACAAGGCAAAAGCGGTTCGGATATCCGAACCGCTTTTTCGTTTGTACAGTGCCGTCAAGCGGCTTCAATGCGTCGTTTGACGGAGATATGCAGGTTATGCCCGAGGGCTTTTTATCAAATAAAAATGAGATGCAGAGGGCAGTGTCCCACCGATATTCGGGGCTGTCCGTTCCCGAATGCGGCTGTAAGAATGGGACTTTTTAGGTAAGTCAAAAAGAGGTTCGGAGATATACAAAAGAGGTTAGATGAAAGGTAAACGCCTGCATCTCATTACTAAAATTATATCACGGCGTTTATAGATTGTCAAGTGATTTTATAATTTGCAAACATCATTTCTTAAAAAAGTTCTCTGCATTTTGGTGCAAAATCGGGCAAAAACACGCACTTTTTGAATACAGGTCTCATTTTGTCAATTAGATGTGTTAGTGCGCAAAAGTGTAATAAGCATGGAGAAAGTTTTAACTTTTTCGGTAAAATCTATTGCAATTTCGGTAAAATTATGCTATACTTTAAGTGTGTGATGTGTGTAATTTCAGAATATTTTATGGCATTTTTTATTTTGAAAGGAGAAATATTTTTGAAAAAGCAGGATTTTAAAAGACAGCTTGCTGCGATAATGGCACTGGCTGTCACATTTTCATCTGTCCCCCCTGTATGGGCGGACGAGATCTCTTTCATTACAGATGACGACATAACCCTTAACTCTATAAGCACTATCGGCATGGAGACCAATGCTTACGATCTGCTCAGTGATCCTGTCAGCGACTGCCCCTTTATTATCACAGGCTCTGCTGATTCTGCTGTGCCTCTTGAGCATTACTATGCTCTGGGGTCTGAAGCAGTCGGCAGCCAGAAGCTGGTGTTCTATGTTAACTCCAACGGTGCTGAGGACTTTAAAATAACAAGCGTGACCTACAATGAGGCCGATGCCACCAGCAAGCTTTATGGTCTTATAAAGCTGGAAGAGGTAAACGGTGTGAGCAAGTACGCTTATGACGTTGACTGCTGGGGCACTGCTGTGATAACCGTAAATGCAACTGTAGGCGACGTTGCGTATTCACAGAGCTTTACTTTTACTTCCGCAGCAGCGTATCTGATACCCAAAATATATACTAACAGCATATCTATACCTTTCGGCACTACAGCTGATAACATCGGCACTGTTATCGACGAAAACGAACTTGTACAGGTAGGCTTTAACAGCAAGTATCAGAGCGATATTACCGTTGGCTCTGAGATAGTAAAGGGCAGCGAAGACGACTTCCCTGTGCCTATGCACGGCATATACTACACCTTAGATGCCAAGATATCCGACACTGACCCTTATTCCGTTGATGTCAGTATAGTGCCTACAGAAGAAGGCGCTCTCTGCTACTGCTTTGATACCGAAAATACTTCTGCGACAATCCCATTTGATGTGGAATCCCCCATATTCAAGGACGCTCCCGAGGAGCTGGTAGTCCCCGTTTTCAAGAGGGACACCGAATCGCTTTACGAGAGAGCCAACGAAAGAGCAGGCAGCGCAGCCATACTCAGCAACAAATTCGGCATTTACAACGGTGACACCTACATAACAAGCAGCAGGACACACACCCTGAACAGATACGACAAAACCTACAGTGAGATCCTTGCCACAAGGGATTATGTTCACGCATATGGCATCAAGGGGTATTATCCCGAAGCCGCAAACTGGATATTCCCCAAGGGCTACAACGACACTAACCAGACCGCCTTGACCTATGACCCCTCTGTTGAAAATTACGGCTTCATGATGAACCTGCCCATCAGGTATGATGTGAAGAAGATAATCCTGAAGCCACTGCTTGAGGGCAAATTCACTGCGGACAACCCCATTGACACATCTAACGGGGAAAGCCTGCCCGAGGCGATAAAGAGTGCTCTCACCTTTACCACCGAAAACATGGACTACAGCAATATGCCCACAGAGCTTCTTTACGGCAACACAAGCTACAACAAGACCAATGTTGAAGAGCCTGAGGGCGAGACAGTTTATGCTCCCGCAAGCGACGATTTCGACATCATTGCCGGCGATATGACATACGATGAGAAGACAGGCTTACAAAAGGTAACCGTTACATTTGTTCTCACCGAAAAGGGCGAAGAGGCTTACGAGCTTTCCGCTTCCGACAATGCAGGCATTTCCGCAACTGTATATGTAAAGGCAGCTATGGAAAGCTACAGCTTCAGTAAGGAAAGCGTTTCCGTATCCGAAAATGCAAGCGAAAAGCTTGATCTGAGCCGGTATCTTGAAGTTTCTCCCACAGGCACTGACGCATCTTCCGTAAAGTATTACTCAGATAACCCCGAAATAGCAACGGTTGATGAAAGCACAGGCGCTGTTACTCCCGTGGCTCCCGGAAGCGCTAAGATATATGCCCGGGGAATTATCGGCGGCGAGCAGGGCCCCAAGGCTTACATCACTGTTAATGTTCTGGACGAGATAACAATTTCCTTCCCCAATGCGGAAAAAAATAATAGTGCTTATTATCTTTATGTTACAAAGTATGAAAAAACAGACAGTGATGAAACTGATCAGGACTTTAAATACTATAATAACATTGTCAAAAATAATGCAGTTGTAACAGGCAATGCAAAGGAATATGACTTTACGGATTATTATCTTGATACAAGAGGATTCTCTTTAGGCGCACTTTTCTCCGGCAATAGTATGCTTTTCTCTTTTAGCCCGATAGAAAACTCGACCTGCCTCAGCAGTGATTCTGTAAAAAGGCTGAGAGTTTATGCCAAGCGTGATGCCCACCCCGTGCTTGACACTCTTACTGTTCCCAAGGATTCTGAGAAAGTAAATGAGTATATAAAGGACTATTTCGATAACCTTAGCTTTACTACCTACACAGGCGAAGCTATAGATGTTGATTACACCGTAAAATCCTTGACCTTAAACAATGACAGCACGGCTACAGCCGTTATCGAGGTAGCTGACAGCCAGAAGGACGAAATATGTATCGCAAGAACTGAGGACTACAACAAGCCTCTTTCCACCACTGAGATAACAGTTCCCGTTGAGTATGTTGAAAAGCAGACGATCTCCGCTCACTGGAACGGCGGCAAGCTCAAATTAAATTTAAACACCTTCAACCGTGACGGCATTATGGCAGCTATAGAAGAGAAAATGGCTGATGGCGCAGTTTCCTTTACCGATGGAAGCGGCAAGGAAATAGCTATACCTTTCTGCGGCAAAGACGGCGACAGCGGCTATTATATCGTCACATCGGGTGCAGGTGATTCTATGCTGCTGACACTTGGCTTCAAGGGAAAATATGCTGACTTTTATGACCTTGACGAGGGCGATGTTGCCGGCACGGTATATACAGGCAATAACTTCAATGTGCTGGTAGATTTCAATGTTTATATCGTCCCTACTTTCATAGATACTGACATCAAGGTAAATATCAGCAAAACTTCCACAGATGCGGAAAAGATAGCGGCTGTTAAGGAAGCTGTAAAGGCTGTCGATATCCGTGACATAACCACCGGTGAGATCATTGACAAATATCCATATGAGCTCAGTTTCGGCGATAATGACATTGACATCTTTAACAGGACCGCAGATGCAACCTTCAATATTACCGACCGCAGATATGTTATCGGCAACAGTGAAGCAAAGAAATTACAGCTGGGCAGACAGAATTTCACCTTTACAGACAATGGCACTGAATACACCGTTTCCGACCGTGAGCTGAAGCTTGCAGATGGTGCTTCGACCGAAGCTGTTATCAAGGTAAATCCTGATGATGACGTGCTCACAAGACTCGGGCTTGCCAAAAACTATGCCTTACGCTGCATTGATATGGAGCCGGATACTTCAGTAGAAGTCAAGGTCGTTAGTTCCGACGCCAATGGGTCAACGATCGCTGTTTCTTTGATGAAAAACGGAAATAATGAGGTACTGTCCTCAGAAAAAACTACACGCCTTGAATTCAACATTACATACCAAGAAAGAAAAGCTATTGACCTTAAGATCGAGCCATCAGACGTTACCGACAATGTGGTTTATGTAATGCCCGATGATGACCTTAATGCAAGAATTGCTCTTGGTACAGAGCGTGTAAAGGAAATGTTCACCGTAACAGGTGCGGAAGAACTCAGCGAGGACGATTATATCGTTAACATTCAACCTTACAACGCAGGCGACGAAGATGAGACGCTGTTCCTTATAACCATAAGTCTGACAAATGACGACTACTGCTTCAAATCAAAAGAAAATACAAATGCGACAAAGACCATAATATTTACTGAAAAGAAGCCCGCAATGGTAAGCTTGAGTACATTTAATTCGGTTACACCTGTACTCTCCACTGACATCAGCGACACAAACAAAGACCGTGAAGCTATACTCAAGGAATATATTAAGAAAAACATAGCGTTCTTAACCGCTGCTGCTACAGACAAAGACAAAGACAAAGAGATGTGCACCAGCTATAATCTCGACGACATTGAATACACCACCGAGTACAGCGACAACGGTCTCCCTGCAAGCATGACGGCAAAGGTAGTGCTTCACCCCGATGATTATGCTGAGGATGGATACAATTATTCACTGACATTCACTCCCACATGGGAAATCGAAGCAGATACGACCCTTGCCCTCAAAGCTGACGCAACACTTACTCCCGAGTTAAGGATCCCATTAGCCGATATGACCGACGTGACTATTGATGATGCTATAGTTGACTATATGAAAAACGCATTCAACATTATCAACGGCTTTGAAGGCTGCGGTGTTAAAATCACGCCAACCGTAACGGGTGGCGATCAAGTAGAGGGAGAGGTACGGCTTATACTTCCCGAAGACGGCAGCAACTACTACTATAAAACAAAGCCGGGCTGCATAACTACACTCAGCTTCAATGCAAAGGTCATCGGCGTTTCAAGCGCTACACTTGCTCTCAAGGACGGCATGACACTTGACCCCGTTATTGAGGTAAAGGAGACTGATGATGCACTGAGCAGAATAGCATTGGCATACAATTACATAAATGATGCTTATACTGTTGAAAACGCAGACTGCGACTATGAGGTTAAAAAATATCACGTAGCAAGCATGGACAGCGGCAGGGTAGAACTTACTCTGACAGTGCCTGATGAATATGAATTATCCGAGGACAGTGTCAATACTCTTATATTCAACGCAAAATACAAGGTAATATATGACTACGCTAAGCCCGAGATAACCAAGGTAACACCTGCCGCAAAAACTGTAGGCGTTAACTGGTCCGAGGTAAGAGGCGCCGAAAAGTACCGTGTATATTACTTCGCTGACGGCAAGTGGACACTTGCAGGCGAAAGAACCGAGACCGGTATGTATGTAAGAAACCTTACACCCGGCAAGAAATACGGCTTTGCCGTTAAGGCTCTGCTCAACGGTGAATGGACTGACGTAACCGCTTCCGACATCGTTTATGCAACCACTCTTGACGTTAAGCCCAGGATCATCGAGACATACGACGAAGAGGGCGTTATAGGCATCAACTGGACTGAGGTCTATGCTGCTGAAAAGTATCGTGTATATTACTATACTGACGGCAAGTGGGCACTTGCAGGCGAAAGAACTGAGGAGCATATGCTCGTAAAGGGTCTTACTAAGGGCAAGAAGTACGGCTTTGCCGTTAAGGCTCTGGTAAACGGCAAGTGGACAGACGTTACATCTTCCGACATTGTTTATGTGACTGTATCTAACATTAAACCTGTCATCACCAAGACATTCACCTCAGGAAAGGGAACCGTTGGTCTCAACTGGTCTGCTGTGAATGGTGCTGAAAAGTACCGTGTATATTACTTCGCTGACGGCAAGTGGACATATGCAGGTGAAAGAACCGAGCTTGGCATGTATGTAAGAAATCTTACATCAGGCAAGAAGTACGGCTTTGCTGTTAAGGCATATGTTGACGGTCAGTTCACTGACGTAACATCTTCCGACATTGTTTATGTGACTGCTGAGTAAATTGACTTATAACTTATAATAAAATGAGGGACTGCGGCATTGGCTGCAGTCCCTTTGTTTATTTATACTAATCTTTAATCGTTCTATAGACAAAGCCGACAGATGAAATAAGACCAGTCAAGGAAA